TTGGGGATATCACGACGCTCAATGTTCTGTACGACTCCGACAAAATGGGACCATTCGGTCGGAATGTTACAGTGCTTGCTAGTGGTGCTGCTACAAGTACTGTAATAGTCATCGGTCGAGATTATCTCGGTCAACCTATGAGGGAGACTCTCACTCTCAATGGTACGAACTCCGTCACAGGTTTGAAGGCGTTTAAGTATGTCGATAAGGTGAATATTCCTGTCGGCACTGCCGCGACGACCATCGATTTGGGATGGGGCACAAGAATGGGTCTGCCGTATAAGACTCGTGCTGTCTATCGTGAGTACGAAGATGGAGCGATCGCTGCGGCAGGAACTCTTACAGCACCTGTAGTAACAGACCCTGCTACAGCAACCACAGGTGATCCACGAGGAACGTATATCCTCACTGGAACACCGAATGGCACGAAGGTCTTTGAGATCGACGTTCAGTTGGACAACAATGTGAACGACGATAACAATGGTGGCCTTCACGGTATCAGGCACTACGCTGGCTAATAGCGAGACCCACAATGGCTTACAAAAACTTGCAAGACCTTGTCACGGAAGTGTTGAGCATTGTGGGTCTTGTTTCTGGTACAGCAGTGCAGACTTACACTGAGCCACAAGTAAAGAGGGCTATCCAGAACCAGTTCGACATGATCTTCATGAAGAGGTTTTGGGAGTGGCTTAGTGGTTGGGATACCTTCACTCTATCCGGTAGTGGAGGTATCCTAAACACTAACGTCACATTCAAAGCTTATGAAGACGTCAAAGAGATCAGGATATCTGGAACAAATCGACTTGTTGGGCGACCAGCAGGTCGTGAACATTTGCATGTTACTGGATCGACACCTCTTTATTTTACACCTATTCGCTATGGAGATAGCAACTTTTCAACACGAGTCATCAAGTTCTGGCCTGTCACTGCTACAGGAGATGTAGACATTTACTCCAGAACAAAACCTGATCCATTTGTTCAAAACACTGATATCGTGCCTTTTCCTTCTCATGTCATTGCACAGGCAGCAGCTTGGGACTTGTTAGATAGTGATGGGATTAACCCTCCAGCTGCACAGAAAGCTCAACTCCTATTCGATACGTCATATCAAGACCTTATGACGGCCCTCAGTGAGGGTGGAATAGGACTAGGGAGTCGCACTGCGCATGTCCCTCTCACCGTTCGGACGCTCCCGAGTTAAGATCACTCGACGCGCCAGACCAATTCCTGACGAGTTCTCGCTGAAAGATTTCAGTGGAGGACTCAATTTGACTGATCACGATCTACATTTGAACACTTCATATGCGAAAGTTATGAAGAATGTTCATAGAGACTCTGACAGCACAATGGCTGTGCGTTGGGGTACTAAATTCCGTTGGGACGTTAGCAGCGTTGTCTCAGGAGATGTTGTCGATTTTATCTATTTCAGAGACAAATTCGTAGTCGTCACGAGTGAAGGAGAAGTTTGCACTATCGATGGTAGTGGAACTATGACGGCTATCTGGAATGATACTATTGCTGGAGCTTTAGCTGGTAATCCTGATGGATGGGGGAATACATTCACGTCTGTAGATTTTACAGAATTTAAGAATGAACTCACCATTCATAATGGAGTAGATAAGCCTATCATTGTCAGTAAGACACATGTTGCAACGTATCTACAAGATATTCCTACAGGATCGAACGTCTTTACACCTACTGGTAAGTATGCAACTACTGTAGGAAATTATCTCGTAGTCGCTGGCATTGAAGCATCTCCAGACGAGATTTATATTTCATCTGCTGGAACAAGTGGCACATGGCCCGGAGATGATGCTCCGAATGATAGTCTATCTATCAACATCGCAAGCTATTCAGCTGAAACTGGTGGTGATCTTCGAGGATTGAGCAGTTTCAGGAACTTCCTCATTGTACACTTCGCTACTACAAGTCTTGTAGTGGTCCTTGGAGAGTATGATGATACAACTCACAAGCCTCGCATCCTTGATACTCTTCCTGATCAGGGCACGATTAGTCATAGAACTATCTGTGCAGCAGATCAAGATTTGATTTTTGCTGATGAGCAAGGTGTTTGGAAGGCTAATAGGAATGCTTTTGGTTCTGCACTAGAGAATAAAAAGCTGTCTAACAAAATCCAGACTGGTTATATTGCTGATGTTCCTACGAATGGAGTGAACAGGCTTGCCTCTTTTGCTGTTTATAACAAGATCGAAGGTGAGATTTTGTTCTTCTTGAAAGGAGAAGATCAGTATAACATCTATAACATGACTTTCGATGAAGGCTTTAAGAAGGTTGGATGGAGCTTTTTCTGTGACATGAACTTTGTCGCTGGAGCATCATCAACCAGAGGAAGGGTGTTTCTTGCTAGTGGGAGCAGGATTTACCAGTACGGGAATAGTGTCTTTGAAGATGAAGACTTCACAGCCGATCTCATTGGTAATTATGATGACGAGTGGGCTACTGCTACAGCTTATGTAGTAGGAGATAAAGTTCTTCATGAAGATGAGACATATATCTGTCTCGAAGATCACACTTCTGCTATTTTTGATAACGATCTCACCAATCAGTATTGGACGCTCTATCAAGGCGAAGAAATTGACTTTGATTGGGAGCTTCCTTGGACTGATACCGGAAAGAGAGCGAAGAAAAAGAGGCTCAGCTTTATCGCTATTGATACAGAGGGCACAGCTACATTTACTGTAGAAGCCTTTGTCGATAACATTCGATATACTGCTGAGGAAGAAGATGATCCTGCGATATCTCTTGAGTTCGTTGCAGGAAGCAGTCTCGGTTATGGTGGAGGAGATCAGCCTTATGGTGGTGGTCGACGAGCCGCCGATGAACGACTATGGGGATTTCCTTGTGAATTTAAGCTTTTGAAGTTGCGTTTCAAAGGATCGACAACGAAAAGACTTAAATTCTCAGTCATCACACTCCTGATAACGATGGGAACTTACAAGCGATGAGCGAGTTCACAACTTATCTCAATCTCTTCTTGCCGAATTTCAATAACAGTCCTTGGCACGATGAGGTTAACTACAACTTTCGAGCAATCGATGCTGCACTCAATTCGCTTACAGGTATTGTAGCAGATGGAGTTTGGCAGAATTCGACTGCTTACACCATTGGACAGAAACTCTTCGATGAAGTTGATGGAAGCCTATGGCGTTGCGCTGTAGACCACACTTCTAGAGCATCTGGAGTGATGAGTCTCGACAGGGCAGCCCATCCTACATATTGGGAGACTTCTTCTGCTTCTCAAAGTGCTGTTCTTGATGCGATAGCTGCTTTGTCACCTGTTAATGGTGACTTTGTAATGTTTACGTCTGGCAGTGTTGCCACCAGAGTCAATTCTACTTCTGCTGGAAGGTCTATGCTAACAGCATCAAATGCCTTAGTACAGAAGTCTTTGCTTGGTCTTTCAACAGTGGCAACAAGTGGAGCATTTTCTGATCTTTCAGGAACAGGAAGTGTTCTAATGAAAAATGTGCAAGATCAAACCTTCACTGGAGGATTGTCGATTATTCCTTTAAATCTTGGCACAACAACTGGATCAAACATTGTTCTTGATATGGGAGATGGTCCTCTCCAATATTACACAAACAATGGGGCTCATGCCTTCGCTCCGGGATCAGACACAGGAATGATCATTGTTGACATAACAAATGGAGCATCTGCTGGAGCCATCAGTTTAAACAATTGGACTAGAGTTATTGGAGACTCATTCTCAACGACGAATGGTCACAAGTTTAGATGTTTTTGCAGTGTTTCGCAGGCAGGAAGTCTTCTCATTATACAGGCGATGCAATGATTGCTGCTCTTTTCCCAACAAATCATGCTAAGCTCATCAATCAAACAGATGAGCAAACGACTGTGCATGGTTTAACGCACACTTTTGATGCTAATCTAGGAAATGCATACCCCGGAAGAAGGATAGCAATCATAGTAGGTCTTGTTGGAAAGAATAGTGCTGCTGTTCCTACATCAGTTCTTGCTCAGAACATTGAAATAGCTGGTGTTGAAGCATCAGATGCAGATTGCTCTTTTGCTCATGGGGGAGCAGGGACGACATTGCTAGCTTCTAGTTTTGCTAGAGTGGTCGAAGTTGCTACAGGTTCTGTAGGAGAGATATTTTTTACTACGAACTTTGAGACAATCGCTCATGTTGTAGTGCTTAATCTTTCTTTTCCTAGTAGGACGAGTCATGACGGCGAAGAAACCTTTGGAAACTCAACAGATAATCTTCTCGTGAATTTAGACATTCCAGAGAGAGGGATTATCATTGGAGCAGCAGTAAAGGCTGCTAATTCGTCTCTATCATTTGTTA